CTCAATAGATTGACCCGCCGCAACCGCAACAGGCGCGCCTTGTTTCAACGCCTCGAACATAGTCTCTATCGTGGTATTCGCGCGGGTGCTTGTCGCAACAAGTATGTCTGAAATTTTGACGAGGTTCTTTTGTTGCTGTACAGAATCCTCAGACAGCATATTGAACGCGCCTAACGAATCTGTGGCGATGTCGGTAGCCGTCGCAAGGTCAACCTGCGCTGCTGTCGCAAGGTCAACTACGGTAGGTAGGGCTTCTATAGACTCTTTCGCACCGAATCCGGCGAACGCAAGAAAATTTAACGCTTCAGCAGATTGTGTAGCTGTGAACTCAGTAGTCGAGCCAACCCTACGCGCCGCGTCAGACAGCTCATCAAAAGCCTCAGTCCCCTTACGGATCTCTCCAGGGAACTTTACCGCCGCGTTGACGATGGTCTGGTCAAAATCTGCGCCGGTGTTGACCACATCGGCCATCGCCGCTGTAGTGAGTACAAGCGCAGCAGTCATGCCTATTGCGCTGCGTTTCATACCCCGCGCAAACCTACTTACGACTCGGTCAACCCGTCGAAACCCGCGCTCCATAGAACGAGTAAATCGAGACACGCGGTTCTGCATACGAGACACTGGAGCCGTTACGCGATCAACGGCTCTGAATATAGCATCTACGCTGAATCGATTCGCCACGTCTATTCTTTCCTAGGTTTCGTCTGTTCTTTTAATCCAGGTCGCAACCCTTCATAAAAGAACCGTATCTCACTCAACTTTAATGTTCGTACATCGGGAAGTCCCGAATAGTCCATCGCTATCTGAATAAGCATTTCGGTATAAACAGACAGCAGTCGGTTTCCTTCAAGTGCTATGTAGTCTTCGCCGTTCCTGACTAAAGGTACGGTTGTTACGCCAAAAAAGTCATCAAGATCTCCGAACAAACCTTAACATCGGATTGCGCCATTTTCGCGAACACGTTTTCATGGTTCCCTGTCATAGACCCCAGCAGGGCATGTATCTGAGCGACCTTCGCTGTATCCTTTTTCTTATCAATCGCCATAAGCATTGCCCCCGTAGGCTCTTTAAATACGATAGCCTCGGTCCGATCACTACGCTTGGGGGTGTACTCGGGGAGATCCCTATCATTAATGATCAAGTCGCCAGAACGGATATTCTTAATGATTGTACGCTTAGATATTTCGTTATCCCTACGGTCGTTATCGTCAAGACCCTCAGTATCAAGGTCTATTTCCATTGCGTCCGTAAAACGCTTGAACTCCCGCTCGGCTGTATCCGCGTCAATCTTATCCACGGGGGGTAAGGGTGCCTTCACAGTGGCTGTCGGGGGGTGTATCGCCTCTTCACTCATAATACGGTCTCCTTTGTTTTTTAAAAGAGTGCCGTGTCCGCTAAGTAAAAAGGGTCAAAGGAGTTATCTAAAAACCTTACCACGACACAATACCTATTGTTTCGTCAAACTACCTTCAAACATCAATGACAGTGAGGCTGTTGCGCTCTGACTACTTGCCTGTGTCTCACCGGTCACCTGTCCCGTGCCTTGATACACTTCGCCTGATGCATACGTAACAGCGATAGGGAACAAACTGTTACCGTCGGTTAGGGCTTGCAGGAACTCATGATCCCCACGGCTATCATCGATCTCCACAGTGAACCCATCAAGTCCGCCGGGGACACGGGTTTTAATCATACGAACCGTGCCATCCCCGTTGGGCTGTATGTCGTTCTCAAACCCGCCGAGTTTTCGGTTAACGTCTGCATCTGCCGCAACCGGAAAAACCCGCCCGTCCAACGCCAGAGATACTAAACTACCGCCTACTGCTGCCATAATATAAAGCCTCCAATTACGCCACTAAGGACGGAGTTCCAAAGAAAAATCCAAAATTATTTGTTATGTCAATTATGTTCGCGTTGCCGGACAACTGAATTGTGAAATCGATGTTCAATCGTTTCGGGTTGCCTGAATCGATAACCGCTGTGATAGTACTCTTCGCTGTTTTCGGGTCGCTTATGATCGCCGCAAGCGCGAGTCCATCAATGATCGTAGCGACCGCTGCAACTGCCGCGCTTGGAGTACGTGCCGAACGGTTAGACGTGGTCTGACCATCAGGTATCAGCGGCGCACCATCCCATTCAGTACTTACGAATTCAAGATCAAGGTTATATAAAACCTGCATAAGTTTAACAATGTCAACTACGTAACGATACGCAGGTGGCTCTTCACCTACAGGATGGTAGAACGTAACCACATCGGAAATAGTAACTACGCTGTCCCGTACCTCAATCGTAGAGCTTCCCGCCTTGACCGCTTGATCGCGTTCTGTCTGCGTCCACTGGTCACTGTCCGAACCAGGGGTAAGCCCCGTAGCCGGTTGACTACCGTAATCACTTGGTGGATCTTCATTTGCTTCAACCGCGATACGCGATAGTTGACGCGCCGCAACTACGAACGGTAAATCGTTTGACCCGGGAGACACAAGCTGTGAGTTCACGCGGTCTGTTTTACGTGCATCAGGCACCGCAATAGACGTTGTAACAGACGCTTCAACGTCTCCAACGAAAGCAATCATCGGTTTACGTATTTCAGCACCCCACCGACCCTCGCCGAATGTAGTGAATCTACCCAGAGTGGTTGTGTCCGTGACTTCCATGCAGTTTAGGAACATGGTCTCCCAGACATTTCCAACCAATGCGAGAGCAGTGTCCACGTCTGGGTTGTTAAGACCCCCAGCCGCTTGAGTTATACCGAAAGTATTACCGGCTGTCGTAGACCCTACAACCTCGACAACAATGTCGTTTGCGCTCACGCCCTCCCATTTAGACGTAAAGTCAACTTTCGTAGTGTCATCAGCCGCAATTATAGGGACGTTGAGAGAAGCGTTGATCACCGCTGTCATCGCTGTAACAATATCCGCCACAACATCACCAACTGACACGACGAACGGCTCAGAGTCTATATTGTTTATGCGCACGATGTATGAAGCCTCAGAAGTCGGGGAGCCGCCGGGCGTTATGTCCCCAGATGCGACAACACCCGCGCCGTCATCGTCAAGGGGGTATACGGTAACGGGGATCTGTCCAACACCAGTACCGTTCACAGGGAGTAGCTGAAGTGCTGCGAGATGAATCGGAGATCCGAACCCGTACACGCTCCCCGCCTGTGCCGCGCTCGTAATCTGTAGTTTAGTTAATGCGTATGTCGCCGCCGTAGACCCCTGCCCCACGATAGCCACACGTTGGGGGAGCAACGCAGCGCTACTGCCGCGAAGGTTTTTAAAAACCGTGTCAATACCGACAACACGCGCAACTGCTGAAGCTGAAATTCCCATTCTGTATCTCTCCTATAACGTGTAGTCGTATTCTGCGTCTACTATAATTTTACCATCGCCGGTTCGTTTTACATCGACGTGTATAAGTTCAAGTTCTTCGGGCGTTACCTGCGGGCTAAATTCATTGAAGTCAACCTGCAATGCTAAACGTATCGCCTGTACCTGTTCATACTGTGTACCACTTAATTCCGGCTGGAACGCCGTAATAGATTGAGTCCAGCGCGTCCATACAATGCCCTGTAAGTCGAGATGCGTATACGTGGCCGCCATAAGTATGTTACGGACTAAACGCAACGTCCGCTGTACCTCAAAAGCAGCTTCTCGATCCCCCGGATTATGTCCAGAACCCCCATCGCTTGACGCCACGCCATACCCGTAACAGTCTATATTGTAGATCGTTTCAGACTTTTGACGCTCCATTATGTTACTGGACGACTTATCGAAATTACTGTTATCGTACCAGATGTTCACAATGGGTGTAGGCTCTGGGTCCTCGGAGAGGAATTGCTCGAAAGCATTAGACCGCTCCGTGTACACATTCAATTTCCAATCGTCGGGGTCCTTAGCTGCCAAGACCGCCAACGCCATTTGACTTACCGACTCAGAAGCTAAAATAAACGCTATCTGATCTCGGACAATTTCAAACGTGTCCTGCTTATCGATAAGTGAGTCAATCACTCAACATACGCTTCCAAAATACAGGTTACCATACCCGATGTTCGATCAGGGTTTGACTGCTGTACTTTAAATTTATAGGGATTCCCCTGGATATCGTCGAAGTCAATGATCCAGGGTTTCTCTGTTCGTTTCGTTATCTCTTTAGGCAGTCCAAGACCCGCCGCCTCTAAAGAAGAGATGCGAAGGTCTACATGCGCCAACCGCCCGCTTATTGCAGTACCGGTATCGGGGTCGATAACCTGCGCTATGTCTCCTGAAAAACCTACAAGACCAGCGGTAACACCATCCGGGTCAGTCACAGTAATATCCTGTCCGAACCCAAATACAGGATCTTCGAGCGTTACTGCTAGGTCCGCTTCAGCTATGTCGATAAGACCGGGCAAGTGGTTAGGCCTTTACGATTATTTTACGTTTCACGAAGTCAGCCACGCCTTCAGCACCGTTCCCGAAGTCATCCTCTCCGATCTCTTCGCCGGGGCCTACAACACCGCGTTTACCGCAACATACGGATCGGCCTTGTGCGACCACGAATCCTGTTTTCGACACGGGCGGCGCAGGTGTCTGAGTGGCAGGTGGGTCTTCAACCACGGGCGGCGCAGGTGTCTGAGTGGCAGGTGGGTCTTCAACCACGGGCGGCAACTGAGACTCAAGGGAATCAATAAGACCCTCAAGACCCGGGTTTGTCATGCCTTCTGTATTGGGCGTGTCTATATCAAGCTGGTGTGCCAGCTCAACTACGCGCTCTTCAAGTTGTGACTTAATCAAAACGTAACTCCTTTTATGTTGACAGCGTATCAATACAACCGAATGTGTCGATCGCTGTTGGGATCATGAGCGGTCGCGCACCAACACCCGCAAACAACTGTTCGCCGTCTACAGATTTCCAAATGTTTGTGAACAGATCCAACCCACCCTCAACATTGGTTAAACGTGAAGGTAGCTCGGGGACTAACTGTGTCCCGCCGTCAAGCATGTTGTTAAAGTTCGGAATCGCCCCGAACGTAGCATCCATGCGACCGCTCGACGCTCTAACGATACACTTAGCTGGGTCCATGTAGAACGTAGAGGCTCCGGTGTCTGGTTTTGTGAACTTCCCGCCGTAAGTAAAGATGTCGTACTTGTAGTGTTCAAGCTCAACAGTACCTCGAAACTGTGCGCCGGTATCCTTAACCTGCATCGGTACAATATCACCCTGGTTGATCCGTCGATTGTCGTACCGTAACTGAATATCTGTATCAGTGATGAACGCATCGAAAGCCTTGTTACCCATGATCAGTTGATCGGGATCTGCCAAACCATCCGAACGTACAACCGCGCCAAGTGATGCAATATCCGCCGCAATCGTAGCACTACCGCCAGACCACGCGTTCGATGTGGTGGGGAAATGTGTAGCTTTTGGCTTGTAGTCGATTGAGTATAACGCAACACCGTTGCTGTCAATGAGGATAGCCGTACCAGTCTGCATGACCTGAGAGGCCTGTTCCTCAATCGCACGTCGAATCTTATCCTGGATACGCGCAAAACCGATAGTTGCCTGTTCGATCAAAGCCGCACGAAATCCTGGATCTTGAAAGGGGTCGTTGCCCGGCATACGCTTCAAAAGATTAAAGGCGTTTAACGTAACCTTTTCTTTATGAATTGGGGGGATGAACGACTTATTCGTGTAGATATCCGTCGAGTTATCACGATAACCCGTGCTGAGGTCTTGAATGACAACCGAGATCTCCTCCTGGCCACGAACGATATCAAATTCGATAGACTCCGAATTATGGAAGTTACGGCGCGGGCTTTGGAATTGACTTGAGAAAAACCTAGTGACAGAGTTCCCCTCAATATAGGCTTCCATCATTTGACGTGTTGTTTCGTTAGACATAGCTTATTAAGTCCTTATTGGTTATCGAGGATATTCAATTCCTCAACGTCGATTGGTACAAGCCCATAGTTACGTAACTGGTCCATGACCGCGTTGTCTATATTGCTGTCGTCTCCGTCCGCGTCGATTATAAGACGAGGCTTACGGTACGAGCCTGATACCCCCGCTCTGATAGATTCATCACCGGCGCCCGCCGCCGTTACAGGGTATGTCAAGATAGCCACGGGTATTTCAGCACCATCTGCACCGCCTTTAACAAAAACGACAAGTTTCAGTGTCGCGGTAAGACGTGCGAGAATGGTCCCCTCAAGGGCTGTCCCCGCACCACCAAAAGTAAGAAGTTCGTCTCGAAATTGAGCGTCTTTTAGAATAACGTTTCCGAGGTCAAGGTTTGTTACAATAGGATCACCCATTGGTTTATGCTCCTATGCTGCTGTTTTGTAAAAGAGTTTGTACCGCGTCCGCGCCTGTACCCGCAGCCGAATCACCCCCCGCACCATCACCGGCGTTCGAGTTATCGCCGTCTTCGAGGTTCGCGTTCAAGTCAGTCCGGTTCATACCCGCTGCCATGTGGGTAGCGGTGATCTTCGATGTCAATTCAGACCCGTCAGCGATAGCCTCAACGGTTGTCTTCATATCGCCGGATGCCTCACCGAGCGTCAAGTGCGCCGTAACGCGATCACGTTCCTGTTGAACACCTAGATTAAGAACAGCGTTGTACAGTTCCCGATGTTCGGCTTTTAGTGTGTTGAGATCCATAATTTCCTCCGATTTTGTTTCAATGCTGTTCGGTGTTACTATTTTTAATGAGGGTTTAAGAACCTCATCTATCATACCTTTTTTAACCGCTTCACTCGCAACCAGAACCCCCCCTTGCCCGAACTTAGAATTAACTGTTTCAACAGACACTCCGCGCCCCCGCGCAATCTCACCAACAAATTTACTATGGAGATCATCCAGGAAAGCAATAACGTCTTTCTTACCTTGAGCGGTCGATACATCGGGTGCCTTTTTAGGAGCCTTTGTACTTGTAAGCGTTACTATTTTCTCATCTACGAAAAGTTGAGAGACGACACCTATAGACCCTACGAGTGTTGCGTGGTTTGAAGCAATCAGGGTATCGGCCTGACTTGCGAGTGCGAAAGCCGCTGAAGCACCAACGTTAGATATAACCGCTCTGGTGGGCTTCGTTACTTGTTGGATCGCTTCTATCGTAGCGAACAAACCATTTATGTTTCCACCCGGGCTGTCAATAGCGAGAGTGATGTCCTTCACAGAGTCACTGGCCTCAGCTTCAAGTAGAGCCGAAACGATTTCGGAGTACGTCGTGTTTCCCCCGCCGAAAAACAAAGCCCTGAAATCGGGTGTGTTGGTGAGAACACCTTGAATCGAAATCTCAGCAGAACTACCAGCAACTGACAGAATACGTGAGCCTTGATCCGAACCATCAGAACCAAAACGAGCGTTAAGCTGTGTCTGTTGCTCATCAGTGATCGTAATCCCCGAACTATAGACCTGTTCAAGACTACGCCCTGCTTCTGTTTCCATCAACCACATAAAGGTAGTTCCCCCCGTACAACCACAATGATACATAGTCCTATACGCCGTGTCAAGCGTTAATTTCAACGTCTTCTAAAACACGAAGAACAGTATCTTCAACAGCTTCTATCGCGCTGTCCGCTTCCTGGTCTCCGAATTCAGCACGGAATTCTGCAAGCGGTCGAGCCGCTTTAACCTTTAATTCATTCTCACGTGTCAGTTTTTTGATGTTGGATCGGAAATCTGTACCTGTAATACCCCGCGCCTCTTTTTGGTTTGTAGACCACCCCTCAGAAACAACAAGCTGACTCCCTTTCGCTTGCTTCAACATATCGGTAGAGGGTTTCACAGACCCGTACCAGTCCGCTAAAGACCACGCGGCGAAAACATCATGCTGTTTCGGATCACGCCACGCTTCTAAAAACCCCGGTGTCTCGATGCGACCCAATAACGTCTGGTTTATCAGCCACTCTTGGTAGATCGGAGCGCAAAACGTTTCGCCCCACACTGTCCATACTTTCTGCAAATATATCTTAAATTCATTTATGGCCGCTTGACTTGCGCTGTAGTTGTTTGAGAACGATAGACGTAATATCTCAGGCGGAATTTCTAACGCCCATGCGATAGCCTGAGTAATCGATGATTCAAAATCCCCGAACTTTTCATCAATGCCCTGGTTATGGAAACCGACAGGCTCCTCACCTGTCTGTAGCTCTTGCATGATGAGTCCAGGTACATGGGATTCTATATTGTAAGGACGTGGGTCTGCGCCCGGAGTCGCCGTCTCAACTGTAGTACGTGCCGCCGCGCCGCCTGTGAACGGCAAACTACCCATTTTATCCTCAGTCTTTTTAACAAATACTGCGAGGATAGAATTGATTACCGCTTTACGTTGTGATGCATCGCGATAGCGGTCCACGTCTTTAAGTGACTGAAGTATTACGGCAAGTAGAGGCATACCGCGAACATCGTCTAACCGCGTTTCGTTGCCGAAAACAAGCCATGCGATCTTGCGCCCAGACTGCTCACCAAAAGCGGACAATCTTTTAAATTTATTGTCTTCTTGTCGTACCCAGTACGCCACGACGCGATGTGTTTTATCGCGCTCAACCCCGTGTAAAATTGTGTTGCCCGCGCGAGGTTTAAACTCAGTCATTAAAGGTGTCTGTATTTGGTTACCTGAAACAAGTTGAACCTGCGGTAAACCGAATTTTCGGGACGGCCTCAAGACAACTAAAACATCGCCGCTAATCAAAGCCTCCATACGCGCCGCACGTTGTAAACCACCGAAAGTACTTTCGCCCTTCCAGTCACAAACCTGCGTACTTCGCCCCCACAGCCTAAATAAATTCTCGACGGTCTCAGACCAGTCCGTTAGTGTCTCTTCAGACTGGTCAAGTACGACTTCATCAGGTGCTGAATCAGGTACAAGTCCACTATTAATTTCATTCGTAATCAAACGAAAAATAATACCGCGAGCATACAAGTTCTCGGTGAACAGTTGAGACGACCTGTTACGTAGGGTCCAGTAGTCGAGGTTGTATAGAACCGTCTCACCAAACCCCCCTAAAAACTTAGAGCCTGTGAATTCTCGATTATTCCAGCCGTGGTCTATAGAGCTGCCAAGATGCGCGGACGACTCCATGTCTTCAACCGACAGGACGGGAAGCGGTCCTGTATGTAGAACGTCGCTGTCGCCTATGTCCGCATCAAGGTCTGGGTAGCCGTCTATTACCATGCAGGAACCGCCTGGTTAGTACCACAACCATCAAGCCGCGTATTCAAAACCACGTGCTGGTTGTATAAGCTGTTCAACGAAATTTGAGCGGATCGGATTTCAAGTTTAGTCACGGTTCGGCGGGTCTGTCCCGTGTCGATAGTGTACGACTGAACCCCGCCCGATTCAATAGCCTCGATAGCCGCTTCAAGCGCCGCTATCTGAGTCTCGATTGAAGTGATTCGCGCTTGGATAAACACCCTTGGCGTAGCCATCTTGTAACCTCCGATGACCTATTATTGATCAACTGCCTCTTCAAAGTAAAGCCCCGTGTTCTCCATGTAGTCCCAAAACTGCGTCCAGTCAATGGTTTCAAGCTCAAAATGTTGTATGCAGATGTTCCATGCGAGGATTTCTACAGAGGCGTGGCCATAGACCAATAGATCCCAAAGCTCATTCCGCGCATTCCCTGGACGCTTCCACCGATACGTTACGTTGCCATTTTCGTCGTACTCTTCAACCCGCGTCTCAACCGTCAATTCCTTCAACGCTTTATCAGGTATGTCCACTGGTGCATTGAAATGGTACTTACCCTGCACCCCCTGATCCTCAAACCATTCTCGACGAAGAACAGGCGCGATACGATCCTTGTAGTGATCAACCGTAATCTTATAACCCGTATGCTTGGCTTGCGTTTCAAAAACATCAAACTCTTTTATACGCTGATTCTTCGCTGGCCGGTCTCTACCGATAATCGGGTATACCTGGACTGGGTAGTCTGCGCAAAATGTAGTCACGGTGTCATTCGCGTAGCCCGCATCAATCAGTGTTAAAGCAATAGGATACTCTCGACCCGTAGGATCAGTATAGTGCTTCTCCTCAATCAACTCGCGAAGCCGACCCCATACAGGACTTGTTATCTCACTACAGTCGTCCTCACTCCCTGTAACCACGTCTCTGAAATATTCAATCACGTAACATCTTGCATCCCGCGTCCAGCCCATAACCGACACCGCCAGGTTCTGCTTATGTACATCAACCAGCAACGTCAGAAATAAAATCTTTGAACCCGAATACTCCTCTGCGTACTTGTTCGGGATTTCGCCTAAACGGTACACCGCTCGACGATGCGCAGATACACTCGTAAAACGAACTTTCGATCCCATGATTTCAAACGGTTGCGCCAAAATATTATTGTAGAAAACCTGATACTTACCGATATCTTTTACTTTGTTGGAGTCCACATCCCATGAATCTAAATAATCGAGAACACACGCGCTCCAGGGCTGCATACCCACCGGAGAATACATCGCTGGTAGGTGATAGGATCGGATGTCCCTTTGGACTGGTTTTGTTGTAGGCTTCCAATGCGCCCCGTGTTCTTCGGCGAACAATCTAGTCTTGTCGTATTCGTAGTGCGCTTGTCCGCAATTCTTACAGCAGTAGCATACGGACTCCTCAAGCAAAACACCGTCCTCTGACTCCCAACTGAAGCCGCCTACGATACCTGTGTCGCCGTCCGGTTTATGCTCCCAGCGGATCACCTGCGGGTATGAACACGACCTACACAGAACTTGGTAGTGTCTCTGGTCACCACGCTTGTAGGCTTTATCGATTTTAGACGTGTGTTCGATCAGCGGCGTAGAACCCTTAAATATTTTACGACGCGAGTAATACCCTTTACACCTATCGTCACTCAACTTATCTGGGTCACCGTCCTTCCCAACTTTCAGTGGCCACGCATCGATTTCGTCTTTGATCAAAACAGCGATAGAGTACTGTCTCATTTTATCGGCGTTCTTCGCGCCAAACGGGACCATGTACCCACCACCTTTAAACTGTATGTGGTTTTCGGTTTTACCCGTCTTACGCTTATTCCCTGTATCGCTCGATTGTATTATGTGCATGAACTCTGATTGAACCAACATCGGCATAAAGTTATTTTCGATACGCGCTGAAGCAAGTTCTTTATCAGCAGTCATGTACATGATCGGCAGGGTCTTCACATGCGCCATGTAGTAGAACGCGCCTGATTCGAGCAGAGTAGTCCATGTGATTTGAACACCTTTCATCAGCGCAATCTCACGAACGGGGCTGTCCACACTAAAGCACTCAAGAATCTCGCGCATGAAGGGGTTTACGTCGTACCGAATCGGACCTGGCTTTGTGGATACTGATTCGGGTAAGTATCGGTTCTCCTCATTGAACTGTACCGGCGACACACGTACGATCTTATCCGTCAAACCCTCCATCTGGTCTGATACCCACTCAGCACCTATCGTGTGTAGAGGTGTCATAGGTTACGCCGCCCTCCCGTCGATTACTTTTTTCATGGATCTACGAACTTTAGTCTTCATCGTTCTTATGAAGCTCGAAAGTATATCTGCCACCTTGCTTTCAATCTCAGGTACAGTGGACTCCGCCTTATATTCTATGATCACGGTGTCAACTATTGTCTTCACACCGTCGGTGAGTATCTTATGGTGCGCTGCTTCAACCGGATCTATTATCCCTGTCTGGACAAGTTCACGCGATACAACCTCACTCTCAGCCTTCGCGTTCTTCAGTTGCGCTGTACAAATCAACTCTATCATCTGTAGCGACTTCAGCCATTCGTTCAATCGGGTGGTGGTGCCGTAGCGTTCACACACCTCGCGAATGGTCAGGTTAGCCACGCATTGAAGATCAGAGGGTATCTCAATATTCTCAAAATCTAAATCGTCCTGGGTGGCTGGAGGTGGTGGGGGTGCGGGTTCCCACGTAGGTGTCCTGGGGGGTTCGGGGTCTTGGTATCGTGTACGATTCTCTCTGTACGCAACAGCTACGGGGTGGTTCATGTCAACGCGCTTACCCACGACCGCCGCAGCCAAACCGTTACTACATGCTTTAGTAATGGAGTTTCGCGTAACCCCGCAAGTCCTTGCGAACTCAGCTTTTGTAACGATTTGTACACCAGTTTTGTTAGCCATGTAGTAGAGTGTAACACACCAGCATCCAGGGTTACAAAAACGGAAAATGACAAAATTTGTCCGAGAGGTGCGCGGTCGAATCAAAAC